GCGCATCAGGTTTTTTATTTCCTTAAAAACTCGATAACCTTATCCATATGTTCTTTAACAGCTGCGTTATCAGTGAAATTCTTTACCGCTTCTAACTCTGTGATTAACGCTGTTGAGTCTTGTTTGTACGGACGAATTACTAGCCCATCTTTTGACATGAACATTTCCATCGGTGTATCCTTTGTCCATCCTTGCGAGCGGCGAACCTCCATCGGAATAACCAAGCGTCCTAAATGATCCAATCTGCGAATAACTCCTAAATCTTTCATCTGTTTTTCCTCCCTTTAATTAAGAAGCTTTTATTTGTTTTTCAAGTAACAACCGGAATGTTTCTTTCCCTTTAGGTGTAACTAACGTTTGTACATCCGCTTTTCCATTACGTTCCCACTCTTTTAATTCAAATAAAGCTGGAACGTGTTGCATGTACGGCTTGAGTTTCCCTTTTTGGTCACGATAGATAAATTTGTTATCAATCAACCAATCAATGAAGCGTTTTTGTTTGATGTGCAATTCTTTCGCTGTATCTCTAAAGTTAGTAAGTAAGTTTCGATCTACAAGAGCGTCAAAGTAATCTGCTTTCGGTTTCATGATGCTGTTTTGTTCTTTCAATTTTCGTGTATTTTCAAGCATGGCTTTCAGCATCATTTTTTGAGTATCATCTAAAGCTGAAAAGTAAGACTCCACAAACATATCTTCATTTGCTACATAACCGCCTGTTTTACGGATAATTGGAAGTACATCGTGTGTCACCCATCGTTTAAATCTTTTTAAAGACTGAACTCTTTCTTCATACTGCTCTTCTGTCATTGTCTTTTTCTTTTGCGGCTGCATATGAAAAAGCAATGTGTATAGTCCAGCTTCATTCACAATCGTCACATCTTGTTTTCCTCCCGGGGTGTCCACAGGTGACACACCCTTTTCATCCCCATCTAAACGAGAGATAGAACGTCTGTAATTAGTATCACCGAATACTTCGCACACATCTTTCGCCACAAACCAAGGTTCACCGTCTTTTAAAACGGTTCTTACTTGGTTATCTCCATAATTGAAGACCTTTTGTAATTGGTTCATTCTCTCACCCCTTTCAATTAGCTTCTTTTTTCAACTTGATCAAATCATCAATTTCGCAATCAAACTCTTTGCATAGAGCAAACAAATTAGACAAATGGATGATCTTGCTTTCGCCGTTTTTCATAGCTCGCAAAGCAGAAGCGCTTATGGATGTGCGTTTGCTCAATTCTCTGATGGATTTGATCCGGGATTTCCACATTAAATCCTCAAGTCCAAACTCGAAATGTTGTTGTGGAGTTTCTGGCATGATTTCACCTCCCCATACATATATTGTAACACTAGCGTTACAACTTGTAAATGTAATATTTCAACTTTAAAAAATACTTGCGTTAGTTGTAATACTTTGATAACATATTGATTGCAAAGCTTTACAGTTTGTTATAAAATTCCAATTAATAGAAAGTTTAATAAAGGCGGTGATAATATGGGTAAAATCAAATCGAATCTTCATATGTTAATGGCCCAAAGGAAGATCCGTAGCATCAACCAGCTTGCCAAAGATACTGAACTGAGTCGCCCTACACTTACCAGAATTTATAAAGATGAGAGTGATCGCATCGAGTTAGAAACTATGTACAAACTCTGCGAATACTTCAATTGTTCTGTTGGCGACTTATTTTACATTGATGAAAATGCGGATGATGAATCTTCTGAAAAGAAAGATGAAAAGTAGGATCTCTAATCATGCAATCACCTCTTTTTTTACCCTGGTCTGTTAGCCTAACAGACCTAAAACTTGGAAAACCCTATTAGATTATTAGTCTATTAGACAAAATGATTAAAAAAGGAGTGCATACCAAATGGCAGGACACCGTAAGGCCCCAGGCTACAAACCAACCACAAGCATTACACTTGAAGAAGAATTGTTGCAAATGATTGATAAATTCAAGCACCGTAACGAATTTGATAACCGCTCCCAAGCAATTGAAAAGCTGATTCGTTTAGGATTTTTGCATTTGAAGCAGAAGAAACAAAATGCAGCAACTGGTTAAACCGGGGCACTCGTTTAAAGAGCGCCCTTTTTGTTTTATCTCAAAAAGTGATAGCCTTTTTTCACTTGTTCAGCTTCTTCTTTGGTTTTAAAGGTTAATGCACATTCCTTTTCAACTCCATTGTCGTAAATATAAGACACTTCCACTTCCCACCATGTAACGCCCTTATCTTTGTATTTGTCGATAAAAACAGGTTCACTTATTACTTCTTTAACGTAATAATCACAAAGATTCACTCTTCCCACTCTCCCTTCGCATAATCTCGTTCTCAATCTCTCCCTTTAAAGCAAGGTGCTTCACCATATCCGGTTCAAACACATCTTCTGATTCTTCCCATTTTCTATCAAAATGCCAGTCTAGCAGCATGAATAGTTCATGAGTTCTCAATCCTGCAAATTTACTCATTCTCCATACTCCCTTTTCACATCATCCCAACCTAAACCATTGTCGATCATATCTTCTAAATATTTCACGCGGTTACGGTAAAATTGTTTTTGTTTCTCCAACTCTGCAACTTCCTCCATCATGTGCAATTTTTCAGCCTTTAGACTTTCGATAACAGGCATATCAGCGATAGGACATAACAGGGAAAGATTTTTCTTTAACTCTTCATTTTCTTTCTCCAAATCCTCAATACGTTGCTTCATACGCGAGCGATTAAACATAGCACCAGTGTTTTCATACTTCATCTCTAACTCTTGAATCCGCATAGCCGCTTCGACAGGACATTTCTCCACCCATTTTTTCAGGCGCTTAAATTCTTCATTCACCCTCTCCACTCTCCTTCACACTGTCTCAAAAAATGGCTTGGTCCATGGTTCAACGTCGATTACCTCGTTTTTCATTTTCTCTGCCAGCTCTTGGATTTCCCATTGAGCATGAGTATTAGGATTGCGTTTCGAGTAAAAATCCAAAATGGAGCGTAAATTACCGGTTAAAACTAAATTGCATGTTGCTGCATTAGGTAAGATATAACGAGCGTCTTCGGCAGGGATTCCAGCACTTCTCATTTCATCGTACATCTCTTGAATCTGCGTCATGTAGTAGTTGTAAGTATCCCATACTTCCTGTGGTTGATTCGCTATGGTTTTAGGCCATACATAATCAAATCCATTTGCTTTATCGCCGCTGCCGAATTTCACATAACGTTGAGATTGAACACTGTAGGAAAAGTGTCGGTGCCGCGTCAATTGAGCCAGCAAGGAACGCGAAACCCCTTCGATAGCGAATGTGAAGGTTAGATGCTCCATTGTGCTTGTGTGTCCGCTGTTCATGATGTGACGGATTAAACGATCTGCTTCTGTTCCCTCTCCTTCTGTTGCCTTTCTACCAAAATACTTTTGACCTTCCAACGCAACAATTTCGCTTGGTTTGTTTGGACTGTAGCATGTACGAATTGCAGACATAGCAACCACTTGTCCGTCTGATGCTAACTGGTTAGCATCATCATCATGAAAACCATACGCTGCTAAATCAAAAAACTGTTGAGTTAATTGTGTATGTGCGATTAATTGAATATTCATTTAACCTTCCCCCTCAATTGATTCATACTGTTGATATAGTCTTCCATATATAAAGGCAAGCCCTTTGCTTGCTCGTATTTACGAATCGTCTCCCAATGGATTAACATACGCTGCGACAACTCTTTTTGCGTGTACCCCAATTCCTTCCGCTTCATTTTGTGCCATTGTGCGAACAAGAGCTTAAAACTCTCCCGTTCACGCGAATATTTTTTGATGGTCGCACGTAAAGCATTTTTCTCTTTTTGATCCGCGCATTCCGCGGTTACAGTATATGAACGGCTCATCTCTCATTCCCCCAAACAAGTAAGATGATCAAGAGCATCAAGAGAGCCAGAAGGGTAAGGCTCATCCTCCCCTCTGCTCCTCTCGAAGTTCAAGCCAGGTTGTCCAAGCAATGACGATAGCACCCGTGATGATGACAGTTAGAAATCCATCCATATATATCCCCCTTTGCATAAAATCTGATTATCAGGTCATCCTATGAATGGAGCGTTATGGCGCCGCTGTTAGTCATCTATGTATATATAACGCTCCTTTTGCCTTTTAAACTATCATTTGTTAGAGTTTTTACAAAAAGTCTCCCCAAGACATTCCAACTAAGTGCAAATAACAAGTTGCGTTACACGTCCCATATCTTCGGTGATAATCATTTTTCTTGAGGTCTAAATCTTTCCCACACTCTTGACAAACAGAAAATTCAGCTTCGATTGCTTTGAGATATTTTTTATATTGCTTCTTCCTTTGTCGCTTGTTCACGTTTTCACCTCTCTATAAAATCCAAATTTCAAAGGAATAATTTAAACTTGCTCTGTAACTTTGAAAAACTCCTCAATGTCAGAGTAGTCATAAATGATAACCTCAAAGCTTCTGAGGTAGAACTTCCCTTGGTCCGGGCATTTGTATACATATCTATGATTTTCCCATTTAGTAATAATCGCTGAAGGGAAGGTTGATGTTATTAATTCAATGAGAAGTTCTCTGTTTTTCTCGCAATCAACAAGCTCTTTATCGTTTTCGTCCTTATTTTTTATAAATACATACCCCTGGTCTTTGAAGTCTTGAATCTTCTTTAATGCTGCTCTTTGGTCACTGTCAGGGGTGTCGCTATATCTAAGGCTCATGCTTTCTAACATGAAACCAAATGTAATAATGATATTTCCACCACTTGAAAAACCAATATCTTTAATGTAGTTAAATCCCTTTTCATCCCACCATACATTGAGCTTGTCGCCAATTGCTTTTAGCTGTTGCTTAACGGATAAGATGGATGTTTGATTTTCAACCATTTTTTCAAGTTCTTTAATTCGGTCCTGCATATTTTTAGTGATTGCTCTTGTCATTTCTTTTTCACGATCAGATTCCTCGCCAGTATGACCAATGGCTTTCTTAACATCAGATAAATGCATGTGAATTAAGTTGGGTAATGTCTCGCGCATTTCCTCACTTAATTGATCACCTTCCACCCAATCGGCAAGTTGTTTAAGAGCAAAAAAAGCGTCTTTGGCGCGTCTTTGCACCACTTCTTTTTGATCTGTATTTAATACCACTAATTTTTGTTCTTCCATCCTCAATTTCTCCCCTTTTCTGTTGACGAAATTATTATTTTATTCGGTTTTTACATCATCCCAACCTAAGCCTTCGTCAATCATGCCTTCTAAATATTTCACACGGTTTTGATAAAAGGATTTCTGTTTCTTTACTTCATCATGATGTTTGATTTCTAAATCCAAACGGTACATTAAACCCTTTTTATCTTTTTGTAGTTCTTCAATTTCTTGCTGTTGCTGTTCGTGCTTTTCGTTTAATTGTCTAAGCGTTCTGATAAGCCATTCTGTATTAATCGGATGATGATTTTGTTCAGAAGCTTCCAAGTAATCCAATTTCTCTTTTGTATCTTTGTAAGAAAAGAACATTTTTCACACCTCCATTTTTACTCAACCAAATCTGCAATTTCTTCAGCTATTTAACCCAAACAACTTTTCCATACTTTTAATGTCAAGCTCAGATAATTCAATCGTGTGCTGCTCCCCCTTTATATCCAGAAAGATCACGATTTTCCCACCTAAGTACATGTAAGTAAACTTATTGATATGAGCCATTTCATTCACCAACCCCGCACCACTCAAAGCATTCATATAATTCACGACAGCAAGGGCATTTCTTCCCCGGCTCAAATTCGTCATAAAACATAAATTCCGATCTATCACAATCCGGGCAGATTAGCTCGAACATGACGTTACCCCCTAATGTGTTAAACCCTCTTCACTTTCCTTATAAGGCCTCTAACGCCTCTTCCTCGCGTTTTTGTCTGACGATGTATGTAAAGTCCTGTAGTCGCCCAAAAATCGAACCACACTTCTTTGCTGTCTGGACCATATATGGTGAAGTGACCATTGTCCTTTTCTTCAAAAATGATTCCTTCTTTGATGAGGATGTTTTTACTTGAAGCATAATTACTCCAACGCTTTTCTTGGCGATCCTGCTTCCAGGATTTGAAAACTTCACCCATTTCACTCATTGTCCAACTTCTCTCCTTACAAGAGGGGCATTAAGCCCCTTTTCTATCCTTCACAACACTTTTGAGCCATTTTAAAGTTCGTTCCATCTCTTTTATGAGTCGTTCGCGTTCTGTACTGTTCATGATGCTTTCCTCTGATCAATGACCTTTTTGATACCAATCAGATGTCCTTCATGCAATTTATCAGGTGTGCAATTGAATTGTTTTTGAACGTATTCCACGAACTGTTCCTCTGTCCCGCCTTTTTCTTTCCACGCATTTAACACGATTTCCAGTGTGATAGGCGGTGTAACAGGTGTGTCAGATGGCAAAGCCCATGATGGTAATTTTGGAGTATCCCAATATCCTTTAATAAACTCGTAACTGTCGTTAACCTTCACTTTTGTATTGATGTAATGCTCTCCACGATCTTTAATATCCACCCAATTTTCAGTAAGGTTATACAGATAACGTCCAATCCCCCATTGAACAGCTGCGCGTTTCATACTTCCAGAGAAACCGCCTTTTGTGGCTTCCACTTGCGTTTCTTCCGCTCCATCCCATTTAGTAACCCATTCACCATCAATCTTTACAGAAATACCACAAAGAACACCTTTATCACGCCATTCTTTATACTCGTTTTTCCAGCCATCAATCCCAAACACTTCATCCAAACGGTTCATAATCGCCCGATTCGTCACATAAGCCAACACAACCGCTTTAGGACCTTTCGCTGTACTCATAGAGCGTTGGACTCTCCATTCAATATCAGAAGCAGGGAAGGGCTTTTGAAGCTCCTCCATGGCCAATTTCATATCAGTCATACATCTCAACCTCCACATTTTCGATTGGATATTTTTCATGAAGCTCATAAGCTTGATATTCACTAATTTCTTTGAACCCGTTATATACCGCTACATGAGGTTTATGATTTAACCAGTAAATCGTCATTGGATAACCTCCCGTATTTGTGGTAAAATGTCCATATCACTTTTTATCAGAGTATCGGGGGAGCTTAGAGACGACGCCAATCAACTCATTAAGCTCCTCTAACTCTGCCTGCAGGTCCAGCACCCGCAATCGATTTGTTTCAGTTCGCATTTCATTCATTTTGGATTTATATAGGGTTTTGAGTTCATATAAATAGTTCATGCACTCACCCCAATTTCAACTCGAATTTATCACCGCGTTCAATTACAGTTACACCAGGTACAATTTCGCCTGTTTCTTCATAAACCAATTTACCTTCAACTACTTGGCATTTCTTCTTTAACTCTGCCCAATCTGTTGTTTCCTTCACTTTGAATAACCCAACTACTTTTGCATATTCCAGCAATTTCTCTTCTTCTTTCACAAACTCCGGTTGCTGTTTCTTTAAAGCAATAGAACCATACGGCAACTTGATGGTCTTTTTAGGTTTCTTGCCCTTTTCTTCTTGCGTAGCCACTTCATTACGGATGAATGTTTCTAACAATAACGAATAGTGATCCACTTTATCGACATACTCTTGCTTGGCTTGTTCTCCCCACTCTTTTATACGTTCAACCTTTGCAAGGAATGGCTCAAGTTGTTTTTGTACAATTACATCAATTTCAGCCATTTGCTCATGGAAATAAGCGATACGGCGTTGAGCTTCAGCAGCAGAATCTAAATCAGTTACTTGGAACACTTCGAATGTTTGCTCCTGCGTTTGTTCTTCATCTTGATTAAGTTGTTCAATGAATGAATTTAATTGTTCGATTGTTTTTGCCATTTTCATTACCTCCGTATATTTGTTTTTGATTAAAACGGGATAACATCTCCGTATTTTTCTTGTTCCAACACCTTACCAAGCATTTCTTCATACACTTCAATCTTGGCTTCTGCTTTTGCGATGCACTCTTCATAAAATTCAACTAACACAGGAAGCTTAACTTTTCTTGATTGATACAAACTTTCTTTGATGGTGTTTTTTTGAATCTCAATTGCGTTGTACAGATATTCACGCATGTTTTCCATATTGCGTTCTCTCCTTTGTGTTCTTTTGTGCATTTTGTTTAAATATAGAGCACAAAATGTTTAAAAAAAATCCTTCATGGAACAATTTAACTCTTTTGCGATTCTTTCCAATAATCGAGTGGATGCTTTCACCTTTCCTGTTTCCACTCTACTAAGATGGGATCGTGTAATACCAAGTTTTTCAGCCAATTCCTTTTGACTTATTTTTCTTCTTCTTCTGATTTCTGAAATTTTAATTCCCATAATTTCACTCATTTCCAAGTTGATTTCATCTAATCCAACCACTTTATTCCCCTCCCTCTTTGTTATCTACGATGCCCCTTATGTGTATTATAATATCACGTATGTGACATTATATGCAACACTTTTTATAAAGTTTTTTCTGACTTTTTAAAAAGCCTTTATTTTTCACTATCCAAACACATTATTAAAATTAATTAGATTGTGTTATCTTATTGTTGTGGCATTTTATTACACGATGGGGGAAATCGAAATGGAGCATCAAAAAGAGATAGGAAGAAAGATGAGGGCCTTGCGAGAGAAAAAGCGATTATCTCTTCGCCAAGTAGGCGAAGCATTAGACCTAGCCTATTCGTACCTAGCCAGAATCGAAAGAGGATACATCCCTTCTATGAAGACCCTCGACAAAATCGCAGAATATTACGGAGTAGACATATCTTATTTTTTAGGAGAAGAGAGAGAAATCCCGAAGGAAATGGAACATTTAGTTAAAAAGTGGTACTCAGTCATAAAGGAAGCAGAGAGTTACAATTACTCCCCAGAGGATCTACAAAAAATCATGAAGACACTGGAATCCATCAAGAAAAACCAAGCGGAATAATCACCCGCATTTTTCCATTAAAGGTAAAATGGTCCAATTATTTTACAATTGTGTAAAATTACCGTTAAAAGTTGATTTTTTATAACAAATTTCGACAAATTCCCCTATTCTTAACAAAGCGTTTACATGGTAAAATGACTGTAGGTCAGAAAAACAGAACTTTTGTTCGCTTTTTTATGAGAGAGGGGATGCGTCCATGAAAGGTTTTACGAAGGTGTACCGCAGCGAGGACATGTATTTGGGAGATTCAATTATTATTGGTAAGGACACCATTCTGATAGGCAAGAAATCTTTTTGCCCCGAATGTAAACTGTGCGAGGGATTAGAAATCAAAGTAGACGAAAACTACTTTCCAATCCCTCCAGTCGACATTCCAAACGGATGTCCATATGATCGTTTTCGAAATTTGTGATTTGTCTTGAATTACAAATTTTTGAGACTAAAACGAAAAAACCTCTAACTAAACATTAGGGGATTACATAAATAATAAATTTGATTTAATGTTGTAGAAACAAGAGAACAAGCGTATACTGAAATTACTAAAAACTGAATCGGGAAAAGAAAAAAGGCCTTAGCTGTTATGATCGGGTTGCCGCCCTTTCAATAACCGTCCACCGTGAAGCGACCACGGTAAACACTTGCCTTAGCCTTTTGTTACTTATTTTATGTTCATTTCCTTTATGTATGTATTCTAAAGGAAATGAACATAAAATTCAAGGGGTGAAGTATGTCCTTTTATGTAAAAGGTGTGTTTACTGTTGATTTTTTCAGCGGTGACACACTTTTTTTGTTTTCCCTAACACTAGGAGGACATGGACATGACGAAGAAACTGAAAAGAGTTGTTTTAAAAGAGGAATTAGTCGTTCTTACAGGTGATGCAACGGAGGCAATGGTATTAAGTCAAATGCTTTACTGGGCCGAAATTGTACAAGAAATGGATAACGATTTAAAAAAGCGGATTGAGAGTTATAAAAAGTTAGAAGCCGCTGATCAGGTTGAGAAGATGGAGAAACAATTGCGTTATGGATGGTTTTTCAAGAGCGCTCAAGAGCTCGCTGACGAACTGATGGGTATTGCTTCTCAAAAGACCATCAAACGTCGATTGGATTCCCTTGTAGAGAAGACATATCTTTTATCAGGTGTGGAACATGACAAGAAACATTCTAACAAATTTAGAAAAGATACCTATTACAAAGTGAATTTCAGAAAAATTCAAATGGATTTAGAAGCGAAAGGTTACCCGCTGGAGGGGTATGCTTTGTTATCTGCAAGCCAAAACGACGAAGTGGAAGAAACCCCGAAATTACCGAACGGTCAAAATGACCAATCGCAAGAAACGTTGATTTCATCGATTGGACAAAATGACCAATCGAGAAGTCAATTTGACCAATCGAGTGGACACCATGACCAATCTAATACAGAGATTACTAACAAAGCATTACTTACAGAAATTATTTTTGATGATGCAGCTCCGCTGTCTGATCAGCAAAAACATCATTTGAATTTCATTTATAAAAAAATGATTGAGTTAGGATTTGAGCATCACATATCAAACAATACAATTTTGGCTTATGCCAAAAAGTATAATTTTGACCGCCCTATTAGTGACGATATTATGCAAAAGGCTTTCAATCGCTTTGAGCAAGAAAAGAAGATTAATTCTGTAGAGAATTTCTTTGCTTGGTGCATTGACTTTGCCTACACTTTGAATAAGTCGTCATACAAAGTGAAAGTTCCAAAGAATAAGGCTCCTAAACGCACAGAAGTGATTCCAGAGTGGTTTGAGAATCAACAGAAAGGGTTAACCCCTATTGAGCCTAAAATGGAGAATTTCGAGGCACAGAAAGCCGAATTAGAAAAAGAACTGCAAGTGTATAAACAAAAGAAATTATGACATTTTGTTTAATAAAACTGTGTTCTAAATGAACAAAAAACAATAAATATGCCTGCAAGGGATAATACGAAGCGTATCGAATACCGTATTGAGGGGGAATGAATGAGATGAAAGAATATGCAACCCGCGATATAGCCAATATATGCGATTTAGCACCCGCCACGGTGCGTAAATATGCACAGAAATTAGAGGCTGCTGGTCATTTATTCACGAAAGATGATAAGGGTTTCCGTATTTTTGTCGACTCAGATATTGAGCTCTTTAAGAAAATGAAAGAGATGTCTAATGATACGGGTATGAATGTGGAGAGTATTGCTGTAAAGTTGGTAAAACAACCAAACGACGATACAGAAGAAGCGATACAGACTGAATCGGAAGTCGCTACACCTATGCCAAAAGATGATTCGATACAGAGTGACGCGCGATACGAAGCCCTTATGAATGAAATTCAATCATTGAAGGAGTTAATCGTTGCACAACAAAAATATATGGATCAGCGTTTAGAGCAACATTTAAAGGAGCGGGACCAACGTTTGACTGAATCAATCCGCCAGCTTCAAGAATTTAAACAATCTTTAATTGAAGCGGCTGCCGTTGAGGAGAAGAAAAAGCCATGGTGGAAGGTTTGGGGAAAGTAAAAGAGAGGGGGATTCCCTCTCCATAAATGTTTGTATATTTGTTTATATAATTATTATTACAGAATGATTATATAAATGATTGCATAATTGTTATATAATTTGTTGCAATTCCGCCCAAGAACGACCGTACATTTGAGCATGCCTTTTTGTTAAAAATGAGTTGTCAAAGCGTTCTTTCCTCGGCGGCAGCATATGCACAAGAAAAGCGGGTAGGGGTTCTTTTGTGTTTAAAATAGCTATCGAATAATGTTTTGGTGTTTGTAAAGCCTCTTCAATGGTGAATGTAGGCTGCAACCGTTCTTTTGCCATTTCGAATGTTCTTTTATGATCATTGGCAAACAAGAATTGATTTACACCACCGGCTATCAGATTGTCTTGCAGGTAATCGGGCAATTTACCCCAGTGATGAAAGGCAAATATGGAACCAAGCCGTTCTTTTCTTCCTTCTGTCGCTATTCTTCCCATGAGTTTTGCAAGGCCTTTTGATTCTACTTGCTCAGGTTCGTTGAAAATCAAGAAACAACCGTGTTTTTCTTTGTCTTCGTCACTCATTAACATTCTCGTCATCAACACTTTGAGTGTGACCCAATGCGCCAACACATTGCCGGCTGCTCCTAATTTTCGTTTTGGCATTCTCAATATAATGACTTTCCCTTCTTTCATCCATTTTTCGAAATTGACTTCTTCTTTTGGTGGTTGTGCGAATATATCGTATAACGTGTCGTCACCAAAAAACATGTTCAAGCGGTTGAGAATCGCATCGCACTTATTCCCTAAGTCTTCATTTGTTCCCCATTTCAGCAACTCGTCAGCCAATCTCAAATTCCCTTCTTGTATTAATTCTTCAATACGGGAAACTCTAATTTTTTCATCTTCAATGATTCGTTTGATGTTAAACAAACTACCTTTGCTGGCTTTCGCTGCTTCCATGAGATACTTTTCAGAACGTGCCAACCCTTCCAAATTCATAAAATCAATCATTTCCAAAGCGAAGCGGGAACCGCCTTTCCGTCCTAATTTCGTTATGACTTCTGTTAAATCCATTGGGATGATATAGTCCTCATTCGACAAATCTAAATCAATAATTTTTTCCGGAGGCAACAGGTCCCTGATTCCGTCTGCCATCCCTTTATGCCCAGGCTGACAAATCCAATCCGGTATCACAAAAGAAATGTTGTGATGCATCGCGCCATGATAAACAAAATTTTGTATGGAATTGTCTTTCCCAGCCCCTTGTTTTCCGATGAATGTATAACCACAGTAAAACTCTTCTTTTTCATGAGCTTGTAATCCAATTGGGATTTTCTGATCCTTTTGTTCTGCATAACCGATTAAAAGATTGTCTTTATGTTGCAACACTGTTGGTATTTCTGTTTCAATCCTTGTTTTCACGTTCAGGGCATCAGCATATTTGCGTTGTAGTTCTTTTACTGGCATCTGCAAAGCGAGTTTACTTAACTCATCCGTACTCATAATGTTAGGATTAGGATCCATTTTGGTCTTGGTAGATAATTTCATCGTATTCAGCTCATCAATCACATCCACTCTACGTCCATTCACTTTGATACGAACAGCATGAAGCTCATTTGATTCGGTCAAATCTGCCAGTGACAATGATAACGTTTCGGCTATAGTGTCCCTTGTTAATCTGTCTTCTGAATGAGCAGCTACACGTATTCTCGTTTTAAAAACAGGTAGATTAGCCTTCTCATGACTCACACGGCTGGAGCCGATTTCATCTTCCAGGCTGTGTGGCTTTTTAATCACTTTCTCTTTTTTGAGCTCTTTATCCGATTTGAAAAAAACGTTCGAGAAAGCTTGAAACGTATCGGTAATCAGGTCGTTGATTTCATTCAAGACACCAGATATTCCGACCTTAGCTGCGGTTATCGCTCGTTTTCCGCTCATATTCGGACGTTGGGGTGTTTTACCCTTCCCTAGCTTTTCGAAGGCCCATTGCGCGTTTTTCACCCATTTCGTCCGGTTTTCTGCTTCAGTACAGATACTCAGTCGTGCCATGTCTCCATCAAACGTCAGTTCATCCAAGGTATTCATGATATTGCTGATGGGGGTTTTGGTATCAGTCGTGTTGGTATTTAAGGTGAAGATATCATGCTGCAGATATTTCATTTCCTGTATAAGAGTGTTTTCTGTGGGGATTTGTACGTCTTCCAAAGAAGCCTCTTTGATGGTGACATGCATCTTATTTTCCAGCTTACGTTTCATTTTTCGGGCTTGAAATTCGCTGGTCGATACATAAAATTCTATTTTCTTTTGTCCGTTCACTTGGCGAAAGATGACATCAAACCAAAAGGTATCCTTTTCCCGGTAACGAAACTTGAATCCATCCCGTTCCAAACGACTACCGGGGCTTTCATACATTTCATACATTTTATATAAAGCTTTCCACAACCTTTTATTATTGTTGGCGACATTAGCATGAGGAATGATCCGGTAAACGACCATCTTATTTTGTTCCAATTGAAAAAAATCGCTCCATTTGATGGATGTGATCTTCTTATTGAACCACGGTTTCCTGACCTTCTTTGACGTTTTGATTTCTGCTGGTAATCCACCGTTATAAAGAGCGGGATATTGATAAATCTGCTCCTTTTCCACTTCAACAGGCAAGCCGCCATTATAAACCGTCGGTAAATTTGGGTTTTCCATGTCCTTGATGATGAAGTTCTCTCCCTGTATCATATGGTTCCCTCCTATACACTCCCTAAGATGCATATAACCAAAATCAAAGCAATCGCATAATACGTCAGCGGTTTAATCATTCCACCTTTACCAACAGCAGCACCTATTATAATTGTTATGCCCGCCAATATCGCTCCATACCCCATTAGGTCGGGGAGGATGTAAAGGGCCCAATCCCACAAGAACAAGCCACATTCTTTGAGGAATAACCCGATTGGTTTCATGATAAATTCAATTTCACCTCGTACCAAGTCGCCAGTGAAGTCATTGAACCAATCCAATACACTACCATCTGGAGCGGGATTCCCAATGAATCCGGCAACATCACCGCTCATAGCGTCCAACGCTTCGATATGTGGCGTAGGGTCAACGAATGTACCGTCTGGTTTCTGTATTTGAAAGTGTAGATGAGGGCCTGTGCTATGCCCGCTATTACCAGATAGTCCGATGATATCAGCGCTATTAAGATGTTGTCCCTTCTCCACCAAAATTTTTTCAAGGTGTCCGTAGGTATACAGATTTCCGTCTTCCCCTCGAATGACGACCCCTTTACCAATGTTCTTTGTCCCGTAATCCACAACCTTTTCCACAGTCCCTTCCACAAGTGAACGCAGCTCTGTTCCTGATGGCATAGCGAGATCGATTCCATGGTGTACCCGCCCGTTTCGTACAGGCGACAACTCTCCGAATGCACTGGAAATGGTGAATTTCATGATTATATCCCCTTTAAGAAGTCTCTGATATCTACTGCATGGCGAGCTAAAATATACCCTGCACAAACTCCAATCAGAATTTCAATAGCTTTCGGCCTGTGCCCAAATCCCCATAAAGCCCCTGCGAAAATGATGACTAATACCACCCCGGCATCAAATGCGTTCATTATAGCCCCGTGAACGTTTCCGAATGTCCCGTTCATCGTTGCTGCTAATGCCGTTTTAGGTACCATTACCACTAAAGTAGGTGCAGTAGCTGTCAATACTTTGCCGACAGCTTCCATTCCTGATTCCTTTTTGTTGCCCTTCATGAAATCACCAAATTTAATCGTTTCTGTTTTCGCCATTTTTCTTTCCCCTCTCATGTATCTTTCCATCTAAGATGTGCATACTACTAACAAGCTTTAAGAAAGGATGAGCAAACATGCATGTAATCATTGCTGTAGGCGCCGGCTATGCCATCGGTCAATTAGTGAATATCCTTTGCGGTTAAATAAATTTTTTAGGGCCGGGTATTGGAGTACTCGGCTTTTGTTGCTTTAGTTGACTTTTCATACGAGCAATTTTTTCCGCTGTTGTCTCCTGAGTCGTTTCGGGTTGCTTGATTTCCTCTACAATCTCCACTACATCTTCTTTAACGGGTTTTACAGCCTCAACAGCCGCTTTTTTCTCTTCCTTGCGCTTAATATCTTCCAGTATTAATTTCTTTACATATCCGCTGAAATTACGGCGAGAAACATGTTTTAAAATCTTCTGATCTTCTTCGTTTCGCTTATTGAATGCAACAGGCTTAGAAAAGCGGTTTTTTTCACTCATGGGTTTCATCCTCCTTTAAACTGAACAGCATTTCGACCAACCACTCAATATCTTCAGGCTTCTTCGCCACTTTTAAAGCTTCTTCAAGGAACAAGATTGCTCGACTCATGATGTTTCCTCCTTTAGGCGTTTACCTAATTTCATGATATGAGCGATATGATTGTCTTGATTCATTGTCCTATAAAAATAAATAAAAAAATCCGGAAGGTTTTACCCCTCCGGATCGTCAGAAGCTATTACATGTGCTATGTAGATAGCTTTATGCACAAAATGAAGAAAAATTGCATGGTTACTTTTAAAAATTTTTATACGTTAATCCTCTTTTGATTCTGCTAACTGTGGTAAACGAAATGTTATATACCTTCGCTATTTCCATTTGAGTTTTTCCATCTTTCAACATGTTTCTGATTTCACGAACTTCTTTTTCGCTCAATCTTTTTCTGCTATGTTTACACAATCCTTTTTTAAAGGCGTGTTTCATGTTTTGTTCGCGTGTCACTAAATTTAAGTTTTTACTTGCATTGTTTTCTTTGTTGCCATCAATATGATTTACTTCCATACCTATACACCGTTTACCATATTTCAGAAACGCTATAATTTGGTGAACTAAAACTTGCTTGTTTCTCAAATGTATCATCAAATAACCAGAGCTATTTTTCCAAGGGTTTTTATTTAATATCAATCCTTCTTTTCGATCTATATCCAACAGACAAATGTATCTCTTTATGTGTTCGTATTTTTCTTTCCTCATTCACCAAACCTCCATTGTGTTATTTTTCAAAAATGTGTATCATATTAATACATGTATTATATCATATTGTATATTATTTTAATACACAAGGGAGTGTTTTTTTTATGTCTTCACAAGTATTGAACATGCGTTATCCATCTGAGTTACTAAAACGAATTGATAAGTTCAAAGAGGAAAAAGGTTTTACAACCCGTACTCAAACAATTATATATTTAATCCAATACGCATTAGAAAATAGCAAGTAACAACAAAAAAGCCCCTCTCGATCAAGAGAAGGGCTTATGTTTATTTTGACTCCAATTCAATTTCACTCTAAAAGTTGCCTGTTTGCATGAAAGAATCATGCGACAAATTTTTGACGGAAGATGAAAATGTTAAACGAGTGCCTTAGCCTAAAAACGTTGAAAGTTTTTTATATAATTTCTCGTCACAATTGATGTGAACCTTATGCTCCACACCTTCCTGTTCCTGCAAATATAAGAACGCTTTTGATGTATCTTTTCTCTTTCCTCCGATAGCAGCACCAGCAATTCCGCCTAATGGACCCGCTACCATCGTTCCTGCAATCGCTCCAACAGCTGCTTTCCCGCCACTACGAGCGTGTGATTCATCCCATTCGATACGATTGAAGGTAAAAGGTTTCTGCCCGTACATGGTGTTTGCGTAAACTTGCCCAGGTTCATCACCTTTCATGATAGCAGCTTTATTAACCGCTGGCGCTGCCGGATTATCCGTTAAAATATGTCCACCTGATAACACTTCAACAGGTATTCTCTCTTTAAAAAAGTCTTTGAATCCGAATTTAGCCATGAGTAATTCCCCCTTTTTTCTGTATGTACGTAGATAAATGGAAAAAGTTTCATGTTCAGAATAGCACGGGAGGACAAATAAAAAAAGCCCTTCTTTTGTCGGAAGGGCCATTCATTATTCTTCGTCGATATAAACAAGTGTGCCGTATTTCGTTGTCAATTCATCAGCTACTTTCTTTGCATCTTCATAACTGTTGAATACGCCCGTTCTTAAACGGTATTTTTTGCCCGTTTCAGCCGTTTTCACCTGTGTCTTTGGTTTTAGCCCTAAGAAAGAAGCAATACCACGAGCATGAGCTTCCCCAACAGCCTTCAAGAATCCATCAGCTTTCAATTTAGCTGCATCTGCTGCGTTGGTAACGAAAAGATTCTCTGTCAAGATGGCTGGCATATTTGTAAGACGCGTCACCGCATGATTGGCGCGTTTCTTCCCGCGGTCTGCGATTTGGCCGAATCCCTTCATCGTTTTTAGGATTTCCGGGTGCACCATATTCTGTAAGGATACCGAAGCTTGAGAAGCATTCGTATAGACGTAGCTCTCAAACCCGTTTCCTTTGCCATCTGCGCTTGCATTTAAATGAGGTGATACAAATATATCAGCGCCCCATTTATTTGCGTAGGAGGCGCGTTGCGACAACTCCATTTTACGTCCGTCAATGGGAGCGATATCAGATAAAAGCTTTACCTCTACTCCTTCATAGTTAGAGAGTAAATACGATTTAGCCGATTGTGAAATGGTGGCTGAACAATCTTTTTCCTGTAATCCATTGCCGCAGGCTCCCGGATCTCCGTAGTTATGCGGCATGTCAAAGAATACTTTTTTCATTTTCTCACATCCTTGTCATTGCGTTCTTTGAATTGCTCAAAGGTATTTGATAAAAAGCGCGGTGCAATGATTCCTAATCGGCCCAAATTTTCTGTTAAACTAATGCCTTCTGTTCCAATAAGGAACATGATCATGGCATTCCGCATGAAATGAGTATCGTTCCCTGTTACTACATCCAGTTGATTTGCAATAATGACCATGATAAGCATGGCCGCTTTCTTGCCCAATCCTTTAAATGCTCGTTTTGAACTAACTCCAGCCCCTTGTAGCCCCGAAATAACGCCTGTGATGTAATCGCATGCCATAAAGATAGCAAGGGCAATAACCAAGTTATCAATCCCCCCAACTAAATAAGCGACACTTGTATAAGTGCCGCCGATAAATCCTGTCCATAATGTATCTGTATTGTGTTTCATTTTGCACCTCCATAATAATTAGCTTTTAAAACAAGCAGGATCCATCCCGAAAATATCAGCGATATCATCCTCTGATGTGTCGGCAAGATATGCTTCCGTAGTCGACACATCGCTATGATTAGCCAAGGATTTTAATTTTTCAAGAGGTATTCCTTCCTCCTTGGCATTCTGTAACCGACTATGGCGGAAGCAGTGTGGGTTTATCTTGATTAAACGACCTTCTCGCTCACTTAACCATTTTGTGAAGCACTCACACCAATAGGAAAAAGCATGTTTAGTAACTGGCTTTTTCTCGCCATTTTTAAACACTTTTACAAATAAATCAGGGATATCGTCCGGCCCTCTCTCTTCAAGATACTGGCGGATAATCCCCCTTACTCTGTCGTTATAATACAATCTGAATTGTTTGTTCCCTTTTCCTTTAACCTTATTCGTGAAATACCGCTCTGTTAAACCTGCTTTTATTACTTGATGCACTTCACTTTTTCGCTTGGCGCTGTAATAGGAAAGGGCAAGATACATTGCCATGATCGTCTTGTTTTTCTTGAGTGCCTCATCAATCAACCACTCAATTTGCTCATGTGTTAAGAACGTAATCTCTCGAACAGGAACTTTCGGTAGCCCCTTCACTCGAGATCCCACGTTAAACTCATAGTCGTAATCATCATCATCAGAGACAAATTCTAAGCAAGATCTTAATGTGGACATCAAACGATTTACTCGAGCGTTACTCATACCCATCTCTTGAAAAATAATAGAGAGATTTCTTATATCTTTCCTAGTCAATTCTGTTAATACCTTGTTGTCAAAATGCTGATAAATTAGGTAAAGAATAATATTCATGTCACTTCGATAACCAGAGATAGTTGTTTCTGATTTACCTTGCGATCGTTTTTCAATCAAAAAATCTTTTGCCAGCGTCTTGTTGTCGGGATTAACGTATTTATCAAATACATCGAAATCCACGATTCTCCTCACTGAAAAGACCTCCTAATTCCATTTTTACCTTTTGAGACAATAGAAAAAGACGGGTTAAAACCCGCCTTCAAATGGCTATTTTATCGTGAAATTAAGTGTTATCACTTCTTGCAATTTCGTAGAACGTTGTTCCGTTGTAAATAAATTCAACAGTATCTCCACCACCATTACCCACTACCGGTGCGGCACCTTTTAGCTTAAATTTAGCGCCCGAAATAGTAGTAACTCCATCACCAAAAATGATTGTGATTCTTTGGCCTTTATAAGCGTCTGCAAAATCAGTAATGGTAACAGCGCTTGTATTAGCAGTTACGAAAGCTGAACCTCCCGCCACGGAAGGAGTGGCTGAACCGACTGTAAGCGTAATTAAATCTTGACTATCACGTTGGAATACGTTGTCTGAAGATGTGGCCGTGTATAGTTTAAATACACTTCCGTCAACGATGTTATCCTTGATGTTGTTTCTTGTGCCTGTCAGATTAAAGATAACACCTTCTGTAATTGCCGTTTCTGCCCCTTTGTTCATAACTTGATTGTCTTTGATAATGTTTTTATTTCTGGCTGTAATTAAATATTTCTTACTATTAGAAACATTTATAAAAATATCATTATCTTTAAAAACAACTTTGTCGTTGAAATCAAAAGGGTATTCTTCCGCAAAACATTGGTTAAACGTGTTTCCTGTAATAGTTCCATTTGTTCCTGTATGCTTAATCCATTTCTCTCCTGTAGCAAATTCAGAGGTGAACATGCTATCTGTAATTTTTGTGTAATTGTTGTCGATTTTAAAGAAGTGTGCTTTTCCTAACGGCGTCTGCTCATTACTTACAAACTGACAACCTATGAATACATTCTCGTTTGCGGTAGAAGTAATATGAATTGCATTGCCTGTATAACTAATTCGACCACGTTCAAATTTGCACGCTACAAACTGATTATGTCTGCTTAATGCGTCAATTCGTAAAAAGAAAGGGCAGTATTCAGCGTATAAACCAAACCAATGAGTAGCGTTTGTATTTACACCGCCTGTTCCTGTTAATTCTATGGCAGGGTAAAGAGAGTCTGTTCCGCAATAATGGACTTGAACATCAATAAAATTGGAATCAAATACTTTATTGCATAATAGGGCTTGACGTAAAAATCCAGTGATAGCGACTTTATTCATATGAAGTCTATACGTATCCACCATTTCAATACAGGGTCTATCCACTGAATTAGTCCCTACAGCAAAGTTAGTTGAACCCAAGAAACTGATATTTTCGATTCTTGTTCCTTGTATGTTCCCGCTTGTCGGTCTTTGTATCTTTAGCACAGAAAGATTGGAGTTATTTTGAGTTGTTTTAAAAATTGTTCCTGTCCCGTTCTTTCCGCTTACACCTAATAAAGCTAAACCGTGTTCTTTTATTTGTAATTGTCCATTTACGATGTACTCTTTTTTGCGAAAATAAAGAACGCCATTGCCGCCCACTAAACTGTCAATGGCTCTTTGAATCCTTGCAGTGTCATCCGTTTCGGGTGTTTGTATTTTGAAATTTTCATCAACATCAACCCATGCATTATCTGATTTTCTCAATAAAACATCAATTTTACTAACATTTTCATTTACTGCTGCAACTAAATTTGTTTTGTCTGTAGTTGTTAAATTTGAAATAGTACCGATTTCCGTATCGTGCTCATTCACAGCGTTAACTAAACTAGTCTTATTGGTGGTCGTTAAATTCGAAAGATCACCGATCTCTGTATCATGTTCATTAATTGCATTAACTAAACTAGTCTTATTAGTAGTTTTTAAATTAGACAGAGTACCGATTCTATTGTTATTTTCCTCTACCTTCGACTCAACACTTCCAAAACGACCAGATAAATTGGAGTGCGTTCCCCTTGCGGCCGTTATCTCAGATGATTGTTCATTTACATCAGTAAATAACGTTTCAATATCTTGATTTCCTGCATCAATTAATCCTTTTAATTCATCCCATTTACTTTGGTTTGGATAAAGAACATTCCCATTCTTAGAACCTATAAAAAGTTCTTTTGTATCCGTACAAAAACCAAATTCCCCTTCATCTAAGTCGGGAAGATTAACTTTTAAACCCCGTCTGATTCTTATTTTATCTACCTTCATCAAAAACCACCTCCGTCATATGTGGCGTTGAAGCTGTATTCTGTAAATGATCCCGCATCGATAACGGGGGCGGTTCCAACAAGTTTATCCGAAACATAGAAGTCTTGTTTCTTCCCCGATAAAATACGACCATCTTCAAACGTTGCCGTCCATTGGAAAAAATAAGAACCTGTCACACTTAAATCAAAATTCGATAGTTCAAATTGACATTTCCCGTTTACGGCATCCAAAATGGTAGCTGGCTTAGTTAACAAATCATCATCGCGCTTAATGGACACCTCAACAGTAGCTCCTTCTAGGTTGATTATTTTATTTTTTTTCGCCACAAATGGAATAATGACCCCATTGTCACCTTGAACAATCATAGATGCCGCCTCCTTTAAATTAGGGCATAAAAAATACACCTACTGTTTAGTGGTGTTTGATTATTCTACATATTGAACTTTTGTGATTTCATAATACTGATCAGCTGTAATCATCCCCGCTTTGACAAACGTTTTCAAGCGCTCGTTTGTATAAGAAGGATGTGCACTTTCATAAAAATATTTAATTCTTGTGTACCACATTACGCATTACCTCCCATTTTTAATGTTGCAACTTCGATCAATAAATCACCCGTCAAAGTTTCTAACTCTGCAATCTTTGCTTTATCCATCGCACTTTCGATCAACAAATTACCAAGATCCATTTCTGCAGCTTCTAATTTCTTCGCTGGATCCTTGCTCTCATTAGCAAATTGTACCTGGGAATTTTCGATATTGATAAACTGTAATGCTCGCATTACGCCACCCCTCCTAGTATCCTCGTAATCTTCACATTGTCATTCGTACTCGCCCGCGTCATCGTCAACTTCGTATCAATTGCCTGTACACTAGACAATGCCTTTACGAACTGATCTTCGTTGCTAACTGTCGTTTTGTCCATCGTAGAACCATTGACAGATGCTGTGACAGTTAAACCAGGATCACGCTCAACCCATGCGACTAGTTCGTCAGTGTTGGCGGTGGTGAATCGGACTTCGTTTTCGGTTAGTGGCGCTTCAGTGCCAACGGTAAAGGTTCCGTAGAATCCGACTTTTATGGTGCTGTACTTGTAAATAAATAACGGTTGGCTAAATTGCAAACTAAATGTGGGATCGAACAATGTAGACATACCGTCAGAATAACCGCTTGTTATATTTGTAATTGATCCCCAACTACCGTTATATGATATTTGTCTTGCTAAAACAGTGTTTGTCGGAGCTCCCGTATGCCCTCCCCAAACAACGAAGACAACTCCATCCTTATTCGCAGTAATAGAAGGATACCTTTGATAGTTAGCTCCTCCTGTAGTCAATTTTTGCATTGAAGACCAAGTGGCGCCTCCATCATCTGAATAGCTGACCCTAATATTTTCAGCGCTTGTATCTGTTGAATCCGTCCCATGCCACGCCACCCAAATGCGCCCGTTCGCCAATCCGTTCACACTTTGCGGGACGAATATGGCGGATGGGGAGGATTGGGTGTATGAAGTAACGCTAGTATAGTATACAGTCGAAACATACCACCCACTACCAAACCAAGAAGAGTTTGTATAACCACCAAGTGTTTTAGATAAAGCAAGAATCGAACTTCCGTCTGTACCCACTTGACTGCCTGCCGAACCGTTACTGTTGACATACCACCCAGTTGTACACGCAAAAATAATAGGGTTGCCGTTTTTATCAACTATAATTGACGGGTTTATTACATCATCGGAAGATATATCCCTTAATGTCACCTGTTCTACACCACCCCACGTAACACTTCCATCGCCATTAATCGTCCCTTTGGCATAACGGATGTTGAACGAGTTCGGATACGTGCTGTTTTTCGATGACCATGCGGCGTGTAGTTCGGTGCCTGCCGAGTTGATGGCGAGGGATACGTTGCCGAGGGCGGTTTGCATATTATCTACTGATGCCATGATGCTATACGTCCCTAAAGATGAAAAATCAGAAACAGTAGTAGCGTCAAAGGACGTAAATCCTAATCGTCCAACGGTAGAGTTATACATATATGTTGTTGTTACAAACACCCGAGTCCCTGTTGATACAATAGATACGTCTGTGATATTTGTCGTATCACTAAAATCAATGGTTGTAAACACCGTAAAGGTTGCGCCGTTATCAGTAGATTTATAAAATCGTAGATACTTGGATGAAGTATCTTTTACAACGGCAACCAACCAACCGTTAGAAAGCCGAACCAACTTGCGCCCGACATTTCCGCTCGTATCATACCCACTTGCCGTGACACTAACATCGTTTCGTGTATATGTCGTACTCTCATCCAACCCGCCGAACTCCAGCCCTGCGGAAGTGCTTTTCGCCGTGGTCCGCTTAATCTTAGCGCCCGCCTTATACGATTTCGTCAATGCCGACACCGTCAGAGGACTAACCGCTGTAATCGTCACTTCTTCTTTCACGATGGCATTGTCGGATACTTGTCGCCCAATGACTGTTACTTTCTGACCGATTGCAAATGTGCCTTGCTCCATCGTGACTTTGCTGCCGATATTTGTATCTCCCGCATTTAATTGTGCGGTTGCTTTGGCGCTTGTGAAGTCGATGGTTAAGCCGAAGCTAGTTGTCGGATTCCAGCCGAATGTGGAGCCGTTAGTGACCCGCTTAGATGCTTCTAGTTGCAGATTGAGATTAGCGACTTGTTGTATCAATGGTCGATACTGCTTATCAATATATAACTTGCTATAGGCACCTACTTGATCCGCTGTTACGTTGTGCGGATTCGTATTATCCGCCGAATGCGCATCAAATTCTTGCTGTGTAACTTCACCTGCTTGCGTGCCGTCAGCATTAATAACTTTCCCCTCTGAATTAAGTCGTGCTAAACCGTCAGCTGTTCCTGCTTTTTCATCAATGGCGTTCGCCAGCGCATTCAAATCCCTAGGAATGTCTGCAGATTGATTCCCTGTAATGGTTGGCAATCCTAACTTTGTTGTAGGCATATTATGCACCTCCTAATTGTACGGTTGGCAATTCTTCATAAGTCCATCCGCTGTTTGTTAATTCGTCATATGTGGAAAAACCAGTCTTGATGCTGTCGTAGGTGTTGAACTTAAAGGAAAAATTCACACCTAAATGAGCCGGGAGAATATCCCGTAAAGCTTGCTGAATGTCTGAAAGGTTTGGAGGTACACCAAGATTAGAAATGAATTGAATGGTTACTTCTCCGTTTCCTTCGATGACTTCCACTTCTCCAAACTCGTAAGATTCCGCTGTGCTTTTTACCAAAGCGGGGGTCACGGTACCGATCCCTCGAAGTTTGGACACGACCACAGACCGCCGTTCACCCAACGATTTATTGAGATCAATTGGAATCCCTAAAATGATTTCCCACTTTTGTAGATATTCGCTATCTGCTGACAAAGGGGAGCGGCTATCAACATACCGATAAAACTCATTCCACCATATCGCCTGTTCGTCAGCAAAACGATCATGAATATTCTTGACTTCCAAAATGTTCTGCCAGAAAGCAGGGATGGAGAATGTTAGTCGTTCTCTAATTTCATTACGGCTGTACATTCAGGGTCACTCCTTGCAGCACCGCTACACTTCCAGCAGGGATAACGGTGTTTCCTGTCCCGCCGTTCACAGTGAAGTTGGTAATATCCACTACACCTTCTATGTCTAAAAGAGCGTTTTGAAGACGTACAATCCGTACCGTGTCTTCTTCTGTGAATTTTAAAGATTTTAGATACTCTTTCACTGCTTCTTCAAAAGGGGCCTGAATATCCTCAACACTTGCGGTCGCTTGAACCATTGCTGTGATGGAAATTGGAATTTCTACCGCTGCTTCCACAGTGACCATCCCTCCAAAAATAGGACGAACACTTTCGATATAATTAGACACTTCCTGTACTTTTTCAGATGTAGGAGCATCATAATTACTGGAGAGGACCACGACCTTCACGGTGTTATTCCCGTTCCATACTGGGATGACATAAGCATCTACAATTCCTGACACTTCTGTTGCCCATTGCCAGTAGTGGTTGGCGTTACCGCTTGTCGGTGTTTTTCGTAGCAGATTTAAAAAACGCTGTACATATTCTTGATCAGATTCATCATCAATCCCCCCGCTCATTTCGGTTGGGTTCGTGACCGTGATAACCCCCTCTAAATCGCCTATAACGCCCGTTATCGCTCCGCTCGATACATTTCCCTCGCTACCGATTTGAACGGCTGTAACAGGAACAGAAACACCTGAAGGAGTGGCCGTCACTTCTGATGTTGTCTCAAAAATAATGTTTAGGGAAGCAGGTGCAAAGACTTGTGTGCCGACAGGTACCGTGATGGGTTCAGCGGCTGTTAAAAACACCGTTCCTTTTGCCGGCTCCCCTTTTTTTCTTGGTGTCCAAATACCTGCAAATAAATCGAGCTTGTAGCCAGTCATAGACACTTCACCTTGAAGATTCACAGGAAAATCCGCTTCTTCCTGTGCTTTTAATTCGGCATAAGCGTTCATCAGCTCGTCAGAAATAGGAGCCATGACTGTATATGTCGGGCTTCCTTCCCGCTTGTCGATGTCTTCTCTTGTATTTTCGAGCATATTGGCTAGTATTTGTGCCGCCAATTCATCATTCATTGTGTAAATCATTCGATCACCACTCTTTCAGTCAAGGAGTTCACGCGGACATCCACAAAGGCTTTTCGACCTTGAAAGTCTACAGAAACAGGCGCATTTTCAATCCGTTCATGGAGTGCTGCCAAATCCTCAATTCCTTTGGCGATTTCTCCTTCTGTCACATCTCGCGGCAGTTGGTCTTCAATTAATTGTTCAAACGGCACACCAAATTGATCAAAAACCGGAAAAGCGTTCTTTTCCGTCATCATGCCTAACTTGAACCATTGCAGTGCCGCATCATCTCCCGTTATGATTTGGTTCGTCCATCGTCCATTTTCGAAGTCAATAAAAAAATCCACGGCATCTGCCTGGACTTCGGTTTCATTCTGGACAATATCTGCTTCTACTTGAATCAGCTCTATACTTTCGGGTATTAACGCCATTTCCTCACCCCTTATCTATGATGAATCCAGTCAATCCCTCCGGGTCTTCATCGTCATATATGACCGCTACCCGATCCCCGACATTTAAGGTGCTGTCATGGTGGATCACCGCTTCTCTTTCGCCTGTTGTATCGTCCAAGAAATCGATTCGCACTGCTTCAAATCGCGGGAGAAGGTGGTTCATGACCGTAAAGCGGGATGTTTCCAACCCATTCCCATCCAATCGGACCGTCAAAGGAGAAAGATCAATCACCGTGGCAAAAGCCAGTTTCACATCTTTGTTATAGCCTTTTTCCTTTATAAGCCGAGCCATATCAGAAAAAGGACTACTTTTTTCGTTCGGAACATGCCTCATCCCAACACTCTCCTAATCTGTTGAAACTTACTGCCCCAATAACTATCGTTGCTTTTCAAATATCCATGTTCTCGACAACCGCTGTTCCCTAAACTTACACACCAACCCGGACGAGTCACAACTCCAACATGACTAACAGTGGTAGCTCCACGACTGGAGTTAGTCCCTTGAAAGAAAACTAAATCACCCGCTTGTGCTGAGTTCATGTCGATTTTCTTCCCTTTTGTAACTTGACTCATGGTTCCATCTCCGATATTGATTCCTGCGTATTTGCGGTAAATATAATTACTGAAGCCAGAACAGTCACCTTTTCCAGAAGGGATATTCTTGCCGCCCCATTGATAGGTCAGCTTTCCAATATAACTCCTTGCTCCATTTACTACTGCTTGGCGTTTACTGGAGACACCCGGGGAAGGATTGCTGCTAGTGTTACCAGATAACTTTTGCATCCATTGTTTTTCAATGTTGGCCCAATTGTTTGCTTTGTTGCGGGCATCAGCTTTTCCTGTCCCTTTTTCCAAGACAGAAACACGAACTTGTCGTCTTCCAAACGTTTTCGCTTCATTAGCAAGCACCGCCACATCAATGCGTTTATTCTTAATAGCTCCGCCTGTGTCCTCCGCCAGATATAGACCACTATATTTGGATAAAGAAGGAACCTCGATTAAGACAATGGAACCGTATGGAATCACTTTAGGGTCTACCGCAATCGTCCTGCCTTCTAACACCTTGGTTCCTGATGCAGTCACGCCGTTTACCTGTGGATTTCCGTTAATGCCACCTAATCGCCAAGCATAAGCAGTCGCTTCCCATCCACTTTCATAGGTTACATTGGAAACAGGCTGTGTTAAATCTACTGCACCGCTGCTTTCTTCCGTTTCCGGTTCGCTTGGTTTCTCATAGCGTACCTCTTCCGGGTTATAGGATTCAGCCAAATCCAGAGACATCGTGCCAGGATTTCCACCCTTGTGGCTGTGGGACGTCACAAAATAATAACGATTCACTTCTGTCAAACTGTCATATACTTCGATCATGTCCCCTGCTGATACAAAATAATCGGCTAATCCTTCTACCGATACATGATCTGTAGGCTTTTTCAACACATTCAGCAAATCTTTAGCCCGATTATCTAAAATGGATTTATTTTCAATGTCGCTGTAATGCTCAATTATCGTCAAGGTTCCATACTTCTTTTTAGCAGATTCATCCAATTTTACAGAAGAAGGACCAACCTGCTCATCTTTTCCGGTGGCAACGACCTGAGTTTTGACATTCTCCATCGAAATTTCACGGCTAATGGACAGCATATTGCGCCCCCGCTCAATCAGTTTTCGTTGAGTGGATAAGGTCACTTCTCTTAATGCGAGTTTCCCTGCTTCATTTCGGACTTTGTAGCGCTTTTTCGTTTTGATATAGGTTTCAGTCAGTACCGTTTGGATAATCTCCCATATGGTTTTATCAACAAACACAAGTTCACCCTTGAATACATGCCCTGTATTGGCTAAGTATCCAACACTCACCCCGGCACGTTTGGCAAGAGCGGCAATAATTTGATCTGCTCGTTTATTAGTAAAGGTGGCAGTCACTTCATTTTGCTGTAAATACCAATTGAAATCATAAGCGGTTAAGGTTTCGGCGCCTGTTCCATTCATGTTCCTTTTGACTAAAACACCCCGGAATAGTTCGCTTTCCTTCCCTTCGCTAACCAAAGATACTTTTATCATATTGCCTTCTTCAAAGCGTATGGCCCGTTTATCCCCTTGTTTGTTATGGATCGTAAGGGTAAATTCTTCGCAAGCGGCGTTGATGTCCCCGCTCCATTCATGTTCGGTTACCATACCCGATATATCGAACCATTCCGAAGATGTAAAATAGTAAAACACAAGGGAAGCCCGCTTTGTTTCTGGATATTCTTCATAAATTCGTTGGTATTTCATCGAGCTTCACCTCATTTCGGAATGGTCAATTTTTGACCGGGGTAAATGGTGTATTTATTTTTAGACTTCGCTTTATAATTCGCGCTGTCGATTAATTTCTTGTTAGCGTTGTACACTTTTATATAATCAGCTTTGGTGTAATATTTCTTGGCGATGATAGAAAGAGATTCGCCGGATTTAACCGTATGAGTAGTTGGAAGCTTAACGCCTGTTTTCGGTGGTGTTGTGGTTGTTTTGCTAGCTGTAGTGCTACCGCTGGCAACAGGTTTCAACTGCACACGTCTGTAAGTTGGTGGTACATAGCGCACAAACTCAACGGTGAACCATACGTCATCGATATGACCAAACCGCTGTTCTTCCCACTCTAAGTTCGTGATTACTACCGTTTTATTGACGTTTCCCTCTTTAGAATAGAAGCGAAGCGGGATTTCACTGTTCGCCCAATTCGATAACTTTTTAATGGCTTCTTGAGGGGACAAATAACTTCCCTCCGGACTGTTCACATACGTTGAATCATGGATAGCAGGAAAAAAGCTTTTGAATGAAAGGGTAGACATCTTTTCATCTTCAAAGACTGTTCGTTCTCCAGCCCCTAGGATGTCAATCGTTGTTCCTCTCCCTGCTAATTGGTTCGGGAAGGATTCAGGCGGAACAGGGAAATATAAATGATTTTTGCCATTACCTTCTTGCCAAAGCGACACAAATACTTTTTTCATCATGTCACCCCCAAATTATAAGCGTGGGCCACTTTATCGACGAATTCGCGAGCTATTTCATCCATCGTCATGTTTACTCCATTAATAATGACTTTTTCAATAGTAACACTCGGTTTGTCGCTTGTTGTCTTGCTTACGGTTTTAGTTCCTGTGGCGCCACTATTTAGTGCAGATGTATCCAATACAGGCTTATCCCCTCTGGCTTTCAACACACCCATTTTACGTAGAGTATCCGATTGGTCAGCTGTAAGAACACTTTCCCCTCGGTGTAATTCCGCTGTGTACCCATTCCTTTTGACAGAATATAACCCTGTTTTATGACTTCCATCAACACCACTGCCACCGCCAAAAAATGAAGGTAACTTGAACTTTGGCATTTTAAATTTAGAAATCGCTTTTGCGAAAGAATCCCATTTATCTTTCAAGCCACCAATCCAATCTTTTACCGCTCCGAATACATCTTTCGCAGTCGCTTTGATTTTGTCCCAGTTTTTATATACTTTAATACCGGCTGCTACAATCAATCCGAATGGGCCTAACATGGCTAATGTGGAGGTTTTGACATTGAGAAGCTTTCCAAACAGTTCTTTTGCTTTTTTCGTGATCTTATCCCAATTTCGATATAAGACCACACCGATGCCAATTAGTGCCGCAATCGCCGCGATGACTAAACCGACCGGATTTGCCGTCATAGCCGCATTTAAAGCCCATTGTGCAATAGTCATCGTACCCGCTACGGCCCGATAAGAGGCCATTAGCTTCGTGACTACGCCCACAATTGCCATTCCTGCCATTGCGACTTTATAAGCCACCACAGCGGCGGTAATCCCTACAATGGTTTCACGAATAGCGGGCCAGTTATTAGAGATTAACTCGGTGATTGATTTTAAAGCACTTAAAACAGTGGTTCCCAACGGTGCTGAATCGGTAATCATTTGTTTGATGACGCTTGCCACATTCCCGATAGTATCCATCAGTACAGGGCCGTTTTCTTTGGCATAAGCAATGAAGTTTTTGAATCCATTGGATCCTTCCAGACTCGCCGCCCACTCTTTAAAACGTTGAGTTAAATTGACCAATCCTTCTTCCATGCTTGCGCCAACTGGAGAAAAAGCTTGAAACATACTAAATAGACCGCTTAATAAGTTGCCGCCTATTGTAGCAAAGTTTCTTATGGCTCCCGCTGCGTTTACTTCCAGCCAAATGAAGAAATCCTTGAATCCGCCGTTGTCTATCGATTTATTCAAGCCGGTCATTAATTCATTAACCACACCAGATACGTTTCGAATCGTTCGGGTTAATCCCGTTAACAGCTTTTCGGTAAACTGTAACCCGCTTGAAAAAGCTTCAAAAATCGGTTCTTCAAACTGTTTAACGAACCCTCCCCAAAAGGATTTAAAGCTTTGCAAGTCCTTTAAAGCACCTTTTTGCGCTGTACTCATGCCCTCGTATACAGCAGCCAGTTCTTTTTGTGCCGCTATGCGTTCTTTGGCCGTATCTGCACTAGCGATTTTTTCTTCTAACTTCGCTACTTCTTCAGAAGCCGCAAACACTTTTGAAAGAGCGCCTACTGCCACAACCCCAAATGCCGCCGCACCAATACCCGCCGCCGCAAAGGATGAAGCTAGACCACCAACACCCGCCGCCAATGGCCCCGCCACCGCTGTTGCTAGTGATAATCCCGACACAATCAAAGGGATTTTTGTAGCAATCGTACTAATACCGCCTGCTCCTAAGTTGGCGAAAGTTACCCCTGCTAAAGCGGTTTGCAATGCCATTGCCGATGCTGCCGCTTGTGCCGTTTCGTCTGCTGCATCGTTCATTCTTCTCGCTAATTGTCGGGTTTCTCTCGATGCATCTGCAATTTCATTCGCTGTCTCTTGAGCGGATGCACCAATAGCGGCAACATCATCCACCGCTGAACGAATTTCACTTAAAAATCCTTTAAACACCCGTTCGATACTGCGGATTTTTTTTGAAAAGTTGTCATCCAAGGAGATGCGACCCACTAAATCATAAGCCAATTACTTCACCCCTTTCCCCCGGTGTTTTTTGGCTTGTTCTCTTCAGCTTCTAACATGATTGAAGCGACTAACAAATTCCGTCTGTATGGCTCCATTTCCAAGACATCTACAATGTCATACTTGTTATTGGTTCCCACTCGTATGGAGTGCGCCACAGCAAGAAGGTAGTCGCTTTTCATTAGTTTTTTAGGTCTTCAATCTCTTTCTTTTCCGCTTTACTGTCCTTTAAGCCAGCTAACTCTTGGGCGATATCTCCCACTCGTTTGAGTTCACCGATATTAAACATCAAATCAAGAGCGGCTCCGATACTGTCCACACCAAATTCCTCAAGCGTTTCCTTTTTCATGAGGTCGATTTCTTCACCATCTGCCTTTTTGATCGTTCTAGCAATCAATGTATTGGTAAATTCGTCTTCTTCGAACTTGGTGACTCCACCCTTTAACGTGACGGTATGCTCTTTGATTAAGTTTTTATATTCGGAGTACAAAAGCCCCTCAAATTCAATATCGAATCCCAAACGGTCAAAATGCTCTGTGTGTGTTTGGCGCACATCTTTTTGCAGCCACTTTCCTATAACCGCTTTACTCATCCAAATCCCTCCATAAAAAAGAGACTAGTAAAAACTAGTCCCTGTATGTTTCATTAACGCGCTGCGATTCCTTCAACGATTTCCACACCGCTAAACGTGAATTCAAATTCCTGTTCAATTGGAGAACCGTGTTCAAAGTTGATAATGCTACCAGAAGTGAATTTCACCCCTGTTAATCGTACTTTATACGCACCAATTGCCGCGGGATCTTCCACTGTGACCAATAATTCGGTAACGAGCGGGCGTTGATCTGGGCGAAGCACTAAGACACGCTCAATAAACTCTGATTCATACTGTATACAAGTCATCGTCCCGCTATATTCAGTTCCGGAGTATTTTTTTCCCATTACGGTGTTACCCGCTTGCGGCACATCTTCATATTGATGCTCAAAATTCGTTTCGATGCTGTGGAATTGCGCTAACCACTTACCGCCTTCATATAACTTCCCATACGTACCAGAAAGGGCTTCAAAATCTTGATATGGATTCATCTATCGTTCCCCCTTTACCCTAAAGTCACTTTCGCGTATACTTCTTCCATCGTTTCGAGGTTAACCGCAAAACCTTCAATCACAACTTTTTTCTTTGTGTCGCCTTGGGTTACTTTCACCCACCAGGTACCAGGCTCAACGATGCTTCGACCTTCAAAGACTCCCATGTAGTTCTTTAACTCACCTTGTAAGTAAAGACGCTCGTTTGGTCCGTTCTGAACTTTCCCGATATAATTCTCTTCCACTAAGAATTTCCAATCTCTCGCCATCACTTGTTTTAGTGCTAATTGTTGAGCGGATTTCTTAGCGGTAGAAACACCTTGCACCAATCGGACACGGCGGCCATCGTATTTAAAGACCAGAGAACCGGCATTTAAAGCTGTTTTAATTTCCGTATCTGTCACACGGCGATTAACGTCCACTGCATCCTCATATACCTTGTATGTCAGGGATTGTGTTAAAGGAGTAGCTGCGTATTGTCCTGCCACCCATTGAGCCGCTTCGTAAGAAGCAAGTTCGGTGGTTTCATCCAGCTTCACACCGTTGATAACGTTAAACAACAATTCATGGTTTGCCGTTGTTGATCGTGCATTCCCTACAGATAAATCTTGGTCATCCGCAGATGTCCCTCCGAAGAATGTAGGAATGTATTTTTCATCCTCTTGCTGTGCTGTCAACCAATCTTTCCAACTTGGAATGTCAGCGGTTGGTAGAACGTGATCAAATGTCAGGGCTTCAAAGAACTCTAATTCAAGAGCGGCTTGTGCACCTGTGTAGTCTGTAGCTGCGGCCGGTTGGGTATAAACAATAACCTTGTTTGCTCCACCTTTGAAAATCCGGCGAATATCATCCATTTTGGTTGTTCCGATAATTTCCTTTGCCTGGGATTCTGAAGAAAACTCATATACGGTTCCGGCTGTTGCAGTTACGTTGTAATTTTTTTTGATAACGGCCACTACCCCGTCAGAGCCTTCAACAGCTTGAGCGGCCGCTTCTTCAAAGTTCATCCAGAACCCCGGAATGCCTTTATCCATGCTTGTATAGCTCATTCGCCAACCTCCATTCTAAAAATCGCTTCTTCCATCCGTTCAAACTGCTCTGTGCTTCTAACACCTTTCGTCACCGTTTCAAGGATAGAAAGGCTGTAATCAAAGCCTGATTCTGTCTGCTGCGGCTGTCCTGCGCTAAATGCACGGACACGGATGTACCACATTTTCTCTTGCTCATCTTTATAAGGAATGGTGACACCGTGAATGAACGCCTTCCCGAGCTGATGAACATTTTCCACTACTTTGCTAATGCGTTTGTTGAAATAAAGCACTTGCCAACTTCTCCATACGTCAATGTGTATCCCGTTTCGAATTTGCGGTACCTCTCCTAAAAGACGAAACACCAACATGTCATCTTGCGGAACTTCTGGCAAATTCAGAAGATGGATGGAAGCAGTAGGCAAAACAGGCTGTACATACGCGCTCAAAGCATCTAATTCCGTTAAAGGGTTCATTCACTCACCATCCTTTCTTCTTGAGTTCCGCCTCCACTTCCGCTTCTACAATGGATAACGAACGTTTTTCGTCCATCGTGTCGGATAACCAGGTCAGGGAAGTGCCTGGGTGTCGCGGTTTATATCCTTTTTTAGAACCTACCTCATGAAGGTAATGGGCATAGTTAAAGCCCTCTTTGTAGGCATTTGAAAGCAAAGTACCTTGTAAGAGGGCTGTATCTATTTCCGTTTTCATTTCTGACCTCAAAAAGCCAATGTCTTTCGGAGCTATGGGCCTTGCACGCCTTAACCAATCGTCTAAGGCCTTATCCAATCCCCGAACCGCTCCCCGGTGAATGTCACTAGGCAAACTCTCTAACATGCGGGTAAAGTCGTTCACATTATCAAATTCAATCATACGAACACCCTCACAAACGAAGGAGAAGAAGAAAGTCCACGAGCGGGAGAAACATTTTGGGGTTTCCGACTAGTCGTATTCCCGAACTCGTCAGTGAATGATAGTTCATCGTCATATTTGACTCCATTGCTCGCCTTCAATTCATCCATCATGATGAGAATCGTCATATTTGACACTACTTCCTCCCCTGCTTGGTTGGTTACTTTCCTTATCTCATTCACCACACGGGCTTTCACTGGATAATCTTGAAAACCGAGAGGCTCCCCGTATTTGTCCTTTCCCAACGACCGCTTAATCACAACATCTTGATTAGCAAAAATCATACCAAGCGCCCCACATATGCACGTTTTGTTTGTCGAGTAAGGATGGCAGCCACTTCAGGCGATATGTCAGAAAACGCATCCGACTCTTCAAAGGTAACGGACACACCATCGATACTGTAAGACTTAGCTCCCGCTTCTCGAATATTCCTTAAAGCAGTCGCTTCTTCTCCTTTTGCCCCCATTTTGTTGGCCATGTATAAGGTCTGCAAAGCAATGACCCTTGTGGTTAAAAGCGATTCCGAATAATGAAGGGAAAGTTTTTCATAAGCGGTAAAGACTAACTTCTCTTGTTCCTCCGGGAAGAGTTCGAAATAATGATCTGTTCCTGAGAGTTTGTTTAAATATGTGTCCACTTCAACAAAATCGTACATTCAGGACACCTCCAAAATAAAAAGAGGGTGGCTTATTCGCCGCCCTCTGATTTTTTATTGGATGAAGAGAGGATTTTCACATATCCGATAGATTCAAGCCGCTCTGCATCTTTTTGTTCAATACTAAGTGTTTCGCCATGTCCTTTGCCGTTTACAACCGCATTAGTCACTTCTACTTTCACTTTTGCCACGTTACATCACATCCGCATGTAGAATTAATGAAGGTACTTCAATGATCGGGAATCCAGCCGCATAACCATCAATAATGGAACGCTTTGGACGAAGTTCATCCGTAGCACGAACCACAATACCAGGTGTGAAATCTTCTGATTCTGGGTTTGGACCGTAGTAGAAGTTACCAACCCCCTCTGACACGAACACAACGCGACCAGCAGGATAAAACTCCACCGCTTCGTCTTGACCTGTGTACATGTTTCTTACAGTTGTGGAGCGGTTACGGATAATACGAACAGGAGGCAAACCATACTGCTCTAACACACCTGCAATTTCTGCTTGACTGATACGGGTCACCCCATCTATACCCGGTCTAGCTTCTGCGATAATAGAAGCATTCTTTGTCATAAGTGCATATACATCTGCCGGCATAAGGATTTCATCCGGAAGTTTTCCTGCATTTGAAGCAGAATATGTTTCTACCCATCCAATTAAATCTCCTAAGATATCAGCAGAAGCATTGGTCCACGCCTCTGTTCCAGTACGGGCAATTTTATGTTCTGATGGAATTTGGTAATCAAAATTAATTTTCACATCACCGCTTGTATATTGGAGTTTTCCAGTTGTCAACGCCTTTGCACGAAGGACATCAGCAAAATCTTGAATACCATTAATGATATCAATCGTTTTCTTCTCTAATTTGTTAATCAGAGCATTCTTTTCCCCTTCGTTTCGCGCTTGGTTCAATGCCATCAGTTCCTCTACTGTGGCAACATACTGTAAACCGAAAGCAGCCAGTGAACCGAACTTTTGAGCTACTGCGTCACGATCCATGACCGGAGGTTCTGCTCCATAACCAATAAAAGCGGCAAGGTGTTTTGCCTGCTTGATGATGTCATATGTGAATGTATTGCTATATACCGTTAAATTCGGAAGGTACTGTTGACCGAATGAAGGCATTTCCTCGCGAATAGCCATGCTTTCATCAACCAAACCTCTTAAATACGGCTCTTGAAACTGTTCTAAATGGGAAATCCCTGCCATAATAATTCCTCCTAATTTTAAACATAATAAAAGACGCTTCATTAAGCGCCTAAATGTTTGTGATTATATTTTCAAAACACTTATATACATGTTTTTCATACTCTTTCACTGTCATTTTATTTAAAACAGCTAGATATTCAACCGTCTGATTAAATTTAATCTTCTGCTCATCACTCAAACAATTACCAGACCATACAAAAGGGTTCCTTCCTTGTTTTGATGAATTCATCGGTTGACATAAAGGTATGATATTTTGCTTAATTGTCCCTCCGCATCCTGTAACTAATGGTATGAAGTGGTCTAAATGTTCAGCTTCCTTATTACAAAAAGCACACTTACCATTGAATACTTCGAGAATTTCTAATACTTCTTCTTCTGTTAAAGTATCAGGTAACTTTTTCTTCCTTGCTCGTCTGTTCGCTTCATTAACTCGAATTTTTTCGCGGTTAGCTTCTCTATATAAGTTATCTTGTTGACGTAACTTTTCAGCGTTAGCTTTCCTCCAAGCTCGTCGAACCTCTAATAATTCCAACCCTTTTTCTTTACGCCTTTGTTTAAGAAATGAATTTTGACATTTTTTACATCGACTATCAACGCCGGAAGCACGATTTTTATTCTTGTAGAAATTATCTTTGTGCTTCACTTCGTGACATATACCGCATTTTCTTTGGTCAATAGGCAACTTTCTGAAACCTTGTATTCTTGGCTTTTTAGGTTTCTTTGGTTGAGGGTGTAATTTGCGATATTCATCTGCTGTTTTCCTTCTACACTCTTTACAAGGTGAAGATGTGTATATTTTTCCGTTCTTATCCTTGTAACTGTAAAACTCATCCAATCGTTTTTCTTGCCCGCACTTTTTACAGACTTTCACATTACCACCCCGCTATATTTATTACCTATATTATATCATAGTGTTATCACCTTGTAAAATGAGTGAAAACACTTTATAATATAAAAAAATAAAGAGGTGAAAATAATGACGATTGGCAAGGATAAGACTAGGACAATGCTGACCATCGAAAAAGAATTAAAATCCCAACTAGAAAAAGTAGCAGAAAAAGAAAACAGAAGTTTGAACAATCTAATCATCACTGTCTTGAAAGACTATATTGACAACCAGACCCGCGATTAATTTCGCGGTTTTTTATAATGATACATAACGAATCATTGGTGTAGCTTTTTTGAAGGCGCTTGTTACACCGATTAACTTTGCATCATAAACAGATCCACGTACGATTAATTCTCCTACGACTGTGTCTGTTGTTCCGTCATTGTCAAAATCTACATTCAGAATGCAGAACTCATCGAATCCCGGTTGCAATGTACCCGGTGTTGTTTCTGTATAGGGTTCAAACTTTTTAGTCGTTGTATTACGAGCAATAGCCGTACCAACTGCAACGACACCTACAGGGAACTTTGTGGCGTCCATTGTGCCGCCAACCTCTTTAAACTGTACATGTGAACTAGCGAGAATGTTTTTCCCGCCTTTGAATGGCGTTTGCGTGCTTTTCAATGAATATGGCATTCAAATAACCTCCTATTTTTTTAATAATTGTCTTGCGCGTTCTCTAGCGGCTTCGTAACCGTCAGCGGGTTTCGGTTCGTTTCCTTTTTGTTTCGGACCAGGAATGTATTGGTTTTGTTTCGGTTCGGCCGGATTGGTTACGAGATACGGTTTTTCTTGGATTACTTTTTCCAGCGCTTCTCTTACACCTTCCACTGAACCATCCTCTTTCACTGAAAATGCCGCTTTATCTGCGAATAGATAAGCCGCTTCTGCATCAATGATGTTCAAATCAGCACTAATCGACTTCACCTCTGCTCGAATCAACTTCTCATTCGCTCGTTTTTCAGCGTCCTGCGCTGCTTGTTGAGCGGCTGTAAGTTGCTTCTCAAACTCAAGATTCGGGTCAGGGTTGATGCCAAGAGCTGTAAATACCTTGTTTAGCATTTCCTGTTGTTGAGTTTGCGAATTTGTCTCTAACTCCTTCGCTTTTGTGCGATACTTCGCCGCTTCATCTCTCAACTTCTTCACATAGTCTTCATCATACATCTTCGGTGCCGGCGGGTCTTGTGGTGGATCGTTAGGTGGGTCATTAGGGTCCGCAAAGAACTGTAAGTCTAATGACAAAAGATTATGTTTTAAAAAAGTTGATTGTAATGGCAATAGTTTGTTTGTAAGCATCTAGCTTCTCCTCCTCTAGTCACCTGGACTATTTCCGAGTTGTTCTTTAACGCCTGCATTCTCGGAAAAAGGCAATAAAAAAAGCCTGATTATTCATCGGCCGGTAAAAAAAGATCATGTTTAGCTGCTTCAATAAGTCCTAACTTTTCTAAAAATGAGATATTGCCAGAAGAACCTGTAATAAAGTTATTATCATTACACGTTATTTGGAAAGTAAAACCTTTTAAATTACCTTCTTGATAAAGACTATTTATTTTTTCTACCGCCCAAGCTACATCATTCGAAATAAGGTTTTTGACTTTCATTATTTTATTTCACCTTCTTTCTCGCTTTCGATGTCTTAATACGCTCTTCCCACACACGTCTTCTTTCTGAGCTGTCTTTTATCTCATCCAATTGACGCTGCAAGGCAGTGTCTTTAAGGTGTACACCAACGATAGAAAGGTAACAGCGGCAATTGATGTTATTGGAAATTTTAGAAAACATGAATGGATGCTTGGCTTTATCGCCATCTACATAAAACCATCCATTTTCATCAGCTTTCTTTTTGTGAAGCTTACGATGATTTTCCCTGACCTTTTTGTCCCTCATGCTCACCCAATAGTATTCAACATTCACACCTTGTTCGTCTGCATCGTCCATACTCTTATATTGGGCTTGTGCTTGCATCCTCGCCGTTTCTTGACTCGTTACCAGTTCCACCCGCTTTTTATCCTTCTCGACCACTCCACTAATCCTAGATGTTAACAGCTCCATTGTTTCCCCTATGCGGAAGGATTCCAAGAACTGTTTCTTTAACTGCTTCAACGTCTTGTTCTTGTTATAAGTAATGGTCTTTTGTAAGGAATATCCCTTTTTCATCTCTTCCTGTATCGTTTTTTCAGGTAGGTTTCTAACAAGTGGCAAGTCTAGTTCCTTTTCGTACACACTCATAAACAGCTCATAAGACATTTTGAACGCGCCTAATGCTTTAGAAAGGATAAACTCCTTCACCCGCTTATAATGGTCTGAAACGATGCCAGAAACAGCTTGAAAGAAGTTCTTTTTGCGATTACCTCTACTCATCTGCAATCCACTGTCTGTACCATACTGCCGATATAGGTTATAAATACCGAAAGAGAGAGCGGCTAGAAGAGACTGAGCAAGTGTATCAACTTCTTTCGCCTCTTGTTCTCTTTCTAGCTCGGATTGAATTTTCTCATTATTAATCACGGTTATTCACCGTCCTCGTCATCTAGGAAAGCATTCACTTCTAACTCTTCCGCTTCCTCTAACCTTTTCAATTCCTCTGCTTTCCACTCGGAACTAGCATGTGGATTAATACGGTCAATTGTAGTCTTGCGTGATTGTATTCCCTTTTCAAACGCCACAGCATTTTCCTCTAATACTTCACGCCTTGAAACAGGTATCATTGATTTCAACTCAATCTCAGGCTCCTCAATAATAACCGCTGAATCCTCATTATTCATAAGCCACAAGCAATTCTCGAATAATTGTTGAAGGAAATAAACATATTCACTTTGGATTTGCTCTGCTTTCACGATGGAAAGGAACAAATCATAAAACTTAGCAACACCAGACTGAGCGGCACCGGATGTTTCGCCCATGTAGAAATCAACCGCTTTTTCAGAGGTTTTCGTTTCAATGAACATCAGCTTCATGAGGTCTTTCACCCATTGCAAATCACCAATCTTGGTTATATCTAATTGAATAACCTCCATTGCCTTTCCTTGCTCATTGAATGTGGTGATTTCTAAATCCCTGTGGTCAATCTTATTTTCATCCCCATAACGTTGTAGAGCTGCATCACGCAACGCTTGGAAGATTTCTGACGTTACTGCTATTCTTGGTTTCCCATTACGCTCGAATGTGATAGCGTTTCGGGTTAATGTCCAGTTGATCTCATCCTGCTTGCCTTCTTGATTCTTTAAACAAGAGTTACCCAACGGGTGACGGAATGTAGCTTCATTTGGCCAGTAAACAACAAAAGGATTGGAGCGGCCTTTATAAATCTTGGTCAACTCATCCAATCCTAAAAGTCTTTTGGTTTCCTCTTCATCCACCGGTTCCGTTTTTCCGCCATTCACTTTATAGAGAAAATGTTTCGTGAACAAATCCCCCTTTTCGACACGTTCCCTATATATATGAAGATACTCGTCATCATCAAATGTACGTTCATACGCTAAATCAACGCCTCGGCCGTCCTCATGAGGGTAATACACATCCCTTTGTTTAAAATCGATTCTAAGACCTCTATCATCCAGGAACGGAACACCCACCAAGCCGCCATCTAGTTGTTGTTGCACGATATTGGACCAATGAGAGAAAGTAAGTTTGCTATTCTTCTCGATTTGTTCAATAATTTCTTGTTGTAAATCCTCTACTTTATTGTTAACTGAATCACCATCAGGTCCATCGATGATTTCTTCCCCTTCATCCGCTGATTCATTTTGTTCCGCTGTTGATGTGATGGAGGATTTTACTTTTCCAATCGAGCGGCTGACTAACATAGCCGGAATTTCTGGTATCAGTTTAGATATATTTGCTATAATGTAAGGAGTCTGAACATTTTGAGCAACCACACGACCTTCTGTGATGCTGTCGATAATTTCACCTGTTTCAATTAACCGTTTGGCACGGGAGAAAATTTTCGAATGTTTTCCATCGTATAAGTCACGATAAAAAAAGACATCACCATGAATGTCTTTGATCACATCTTTATCCCACTTTGTCCAATTAATGGTCATAGGTTCACTGCCCTCTCTATTCGCAATTTTGTATAGGGTATTCATTTCTTGTTTACATAATAGTTCCTATAGGAAGTTGACCTTTTTCAAACCCCTTGCGCCCCAACGGTTTTCAAAGCACCCATTTTTATTGTTTATGCATGTTTTTATACATCGTTGATTTAATAAGGTTTTTGAACATGCAAACAAATTATTTCCCAAGCTTTTTTGCATAAAATCACCATGCATTTGCGCCACTTATTCCCGCTTTTGGAGTAAATAAAATTGTATTTACAAAGTAACGATCTCCATCAAGCTGATGGTCATTTTGTTTAACCGGCTTATCTTCCCCGCGGTCAGCCGCTTTTTCATCCCAGATGTAAGACGAATACTCTCGAAATGTTTCTTTGCACACATCGTTGTACAAAATCATCCGTTCCTTTAGCGCTGTCCCTACATTCCTAATCCCATCTAGCACCTCGTTTTTAGCTTTGATGACTCTCATATTAACTCTCTTCAGTAAAGCAATAAAAGAAGCGGCAGAAGGGTCTACAATGATTCCCTTTAAATTTCTTACACCTTCAACAAAAGACTGTAAATCCTCTAAATATTCTTGATCCGTCTTTTGCTTGCTTTCAGCACGGCCATCATAGTGATATTCCTTCACTTTGTACCAAACTCCATTAAAAAAGCCCCACAGGCCAAAGGTTGTCGGGTTCTGCGTTCCATAGTCAATGGATACATAATATTGAGTGTAGGCTCTATCCTCTGTTTTCACAACATGTTTTTCTTTATCAAACATGTCATAGATAACTCCCTCGGCGAGGACCCAAAGACCAAGAATATAGCGCGAAAAAAAGATACCTGTATACATACGGCGATATCGCTCTTTCACTTGTTCCGATAACGATAAGTTGTCATCCATCGTAAAGTGAAGGTGCAACATCCGCTTTTCTTTTAATTTATCGAGGTATTCTAACTTGAACCAATGATAAGGCCCAGCCGGGTTACAGTTAAACCACATTTTTGCTCCATCAACCGAACAACGGGCTGTTGCTTGGTTAACAAAGGACTGAGGCATTAAGGCGACCTCATCAAAGAAACATCCCGCTAATGTCATCCCTTGAATCAAGTCCTGGGACGATTCATCTTTCCCACCAAAAATGTAAAAGTAATTGATATTCCCTCTGAACGTAATCGTTAAATAGTTATCCGCCCGATGATCTTTTACTTTGTATCCTCTTGTTTTGAGCATACGTTTGAGTGGGGTTATAACGTTACGTCTCAAGGCTCCAATGGTTTTCCCCGCCATACCGAGATTTTCTTCACTGAATGTCTCCATCGCCCACATAATATAGGAAAGGGACATGACCACCGTTTTCCCAGCACGAACGGAACCATCACAGATAATCCCGTCCAAATCTTTAACCGGTGAATCTTTTCTCCACCAAGTCAAAACCTGCAGCTGTTTATTAGAAAATGGCTGGAATTTAAAAGGAGCGGGTTTCTTTTTTTTAGGTGATTGCGTTAAAAACGATATTTGTTTAACTGTTCTCTTTGGCTGGGTCGCTAACATCGTTCCACACCTCTTTTGTTTTGCTCTCTAACGCATCTAAGAAACCATCGTCCTCATACTCTTCTTCACCATCGCCAATCTTACGTTTATCCATATCAATCTTGTGCTGATCTTTCGCATCCAAGATACCAAGTGTTTGACGCTGCATTTTCTGAAGCTTATCGACTGTATTCACCACATTCAATAACTTCGCTTCATTTAGCGCATCTGTAACTTCTACCTCAATACGTTCATCAAACACACCAGGACTATAACCAGTCCGTATCTTTTCCACGACCTTGTACATTTCGTTTTCGTCTTCCAACGCCTTCTCTACAATGCTCATCAACTTATCGGATAAACGCAAATGACGGGCCGTTACAACAGACAAGTCATCGCTTATGAGCTCGGCTGTTTTTTCGGCTGTTTTTCTCTGCACTGTTTTTGCATGGTTCTTTCTTTTCTCCGACCAATCATGTTCAGCAGCATATTTTTCTATACGGCTCATACTGACACCGTATCTATCCGCTAATTCTTTGAGTGTACAAGGCTTCTTCCGTATATCCGTCACATATTCATTTTCGATGTCTACCCATGACAACTCATTTCTCTCCGTTGCAACGTTTTTATGTTGCGTTGCGTTGCGCGTTGCGCCGTTGCGTTGCCACTTCTCCCGGTTCTTCCTGCTGCGTAAAGTAGCGTCCTTAATCCCATGCTTTTCAGCAAGAGCTTTTAACGTAATATCTGACGTTTCATACTCGTTTCTGATTTCCTCCCAATTCATTTACATAACACCACCGTCCTACTTTTTATTCTTTGTTACCATATCCACCTAGTCCAAGCGAATCTTCGCTCTCTCCACACCTCGATAGATACTTTAGCTGGAACCCTCATTCTCATCTCATGCAAAAATTGATTTCTCTTCTCTTTTGTTCCCGCTACGTCCAAGGAGAGAACAGGTACACCGAATTGGATATATTCTTTACTTTTCACATTCACGCCGATCTGTTTGGCTAATCGCTCTATGTATATTCGTTTCACTGTATCCCTCCCTTAGGCATAATAAAAAGCCACTCGTTATGAGTGACTATTCTTCTACCAGTTCATATGTTTTTTCGAATATATCGGGTTTGCATGGATAAAACTCGCCATTCACACCTCTAATAATGTAATCGCCTTGTATTGCATCCATCTCACCTTCTAGTGTTTTTATCTTCAGACCAATAATATTTTCGTCGCTATTCGGATGAAAACCACCGCCAAAATATTCAGGAGAGACAAAATCACAAACCTCATTCCATGTATCCCAACGCAATTGAATAGCTTCAATAACAACAGGCTTTTTACGATATTTCATCGTTCCCCCTCACCAAAATACAATTTGTTGTCCTTCAACACTTGATGCAACACAATCCCTAATCTGTTTACCGTGTCCTCGTCTTGCTCATCGAATCCAGCTTCTTTTAAACAAGCATGTACTAATTCATGAAT